ATGGTTGATTACGACGCTAGCAGAGACTGTGACAAGTCTTGCCAATGTGACCTCGATTACCGTTGTTTGGAGAATGCAAAGGATCCTGAGAAATTCAAAGCACACCTAAACAATGTTAGCGAACCACTGCTCCGCCTCGTCGATGATGTTTCCATCTTCGATGAGCACGTGAGGGTTTCTAGGATTTCTCCTTCGACGTGCTGTTATTCCATTGACTCTGCAGTGAGTAAACCTGCTGTCGCGCGCATGAGTGATGTTACTGTTGTCAGGCAGTATTCACTCAATGGACCTGACGTCCAATTAGATATCATGCAAACAGTTCACAACAGTTCTAGTTTAGCAAAATTGAGTGGCTATAGTAGCATTGCTTGCTTGGCATTCAGTTTGTTAGAATTAGCATTTGGGTCTTGCCATGTGAGCAATCTGTTGTGCAATGGTTGTTGTGCCAGCATGTGTTTGGGTAGCAGTGCTGGTTTATTCGGATTGGGTTGTCGTTTCTCGTATTTTTGGTTCAACAGGTTCAACGTGTTTCATCAATATGGTATAACACGGGACATGTTCGCTCTGTATGGGCGTGGTGTCATGCAGTATGGCTATACTGTACGGAGTCTCCAGGTCAACTCGGCCGCTGACTTCCGTCACCAATACTATCAACGTGAGACACTCCGAAGCAATGACCGAGACCGTGTAGCAGTGAGTGTCTACCGTTCTTATTGTCAGTTGCGTGGTTTCCAGTATGACTTTTGGAATGCGTTCAAACCACGGTTGGAGTATGCGCTTGTTGCAGAAGGTGAAATGCCACAGCATTGTCTCCTGTTCAATACGGCGATGACTGGTCGTACTGGAACGAATATTGTTGCGTCTCTTAGACTAGCGCAGAAAAAGAATGAGCGGACGTTTGATGTGAATGAGACTCTTCGGGATCATGTTGATGATCAAGGGTTGCAGGCGCTTGTGAATAATATTCACGCGGGGCGGAACGAGATGTGCGTGAGTGATATTGCTGGCAGGGTTGACGAACCGATAAACCAGACACCCACGTCACTTGCCCCTGGTCGATAGTGGGTACGGAGTTAGGGGACTTCCATGAAGATGTGAATACGATTACAGATGATTGTGCATTAGTTGTTAAACGTAAGATGGCCCATAGTGGTAATCCAGTTGCTTTCTACTCACGAATCCATCTTGTTGATCCTGTCTTCAAGAAACCATGGTGTCCTCCTTTTTTCTGTGATCCTAAATCAACCTTAAATAAAGTCTCTGCCTTGGCGCATCGTGTTGCTACCAAAATGCCTGATCGTGACCCAATTCGCTGTCAGCATTTTCTGCGCTATGCTCGGTTTATGATCGAGAACCTTTTTACCCCTCTCTTAGAAGACGATGTTCCGTATTTACGAGAGGTCTTGGAGTCTAGTCATTACAACAACGAACAACGTAATGAATTTCTTCGATTGCGAGATGGCATTGTCCGCCTTTCCAAAGAGGATATCGTGATCAAAGGATTCCCAAAACGTGAGTCGTATTTAGAGCCTAAGGTGACACGCATTATTTGCGCGCCATCTGCCACCTTGACTAGTTTGACCATGCCTCTCTTTCACGCGATCGATCGTGCTATTTTTAGTTTGTCGCTTCCGAGCGGTTGCCGGCCTTTTGTTAAGGGGACGAATCCGGTAGACTGGCCATCGATGCTTGACGAATTATTTTCTCGTTTTCCTGTTTTAGAGACCGACTTTTCCTCAATGGAGGCTCATCATTTCGGTGTGTATGCGCAAGTGCTGTATCACTGGCAAATGCACATGACTCGTCGTCTCAAGAAATTTCGCCCACTTCGAACGTTAATCGCGAAGATGTGTCTTGGCATCAATCATATTCAGTTTGGAGGTGTCGAAGCAGATCTAAAACAGCGTTTGATGTCGGGTGTGTCTTGGACGTCGTCGGCGAATGGAGTTCTCAACTTTCTCTTGATGTCTTATCTGATGCAGCCAAATCACACTGCCTCACTTGAAGATCAGCTACATTTTGTTCGTTATGATTTTCGTGCTTGTTTTGAAGGTGACGACGGTTTGACGAAAATCACTCCGGGTGTCGATTATAGGGCAGTGGCAGATGAGTTGGGTTTGAAGTTGAAACCCAAACCTCATCTGGACTTCACACAAGCTGGGTTTTGCGGGATATATTGCGATCCTGTCACGTTGACATGTGTTAAACACCCAAAGGATTTCTTGCGAAAATTCTTCGTACTTCCGTTGAAGTACCAACATTCAAAAGATAACGTTCATCAAGCC